CCAGAAACACCACCAAAGATGCTACCAGATACAAGAGCGTTAAAAATGTAGCTGCCAGTATCCACATATGTTTCAGTTTCTTCAATTTCGGATGCCAGTTGAGTGTATTCTCCACCAATTTCTTTTATAATATCTTTCAGAAAATCCATTATACTACCACTCCATATTTTTCACGTAAGATTTTTTTATAAGGAAGTCCTTGTTCCATAAGTTCTTTTGTTAATTTTAACTTTTGATATAGAGAGGCATCTCCTCCCACTCCAAGAGAATTAATAATCATGCCGAGTTCCCTATCGCTAATTGGTAAATCCATCAGGTAAAAAATGATTCAAGATTTGTAGTTTTTTCTATATTCCATCCAACAGCATCAAGAATTGCTTTGAGTGGAGATATAAATGCCTTCTCAAATTGTAGTTCATAGTCTATGTATTTGTCAAGACCCAGTTCATTTGGAAACTCGGAAATGAACGAAATCACATTTTCGTGAATAGTATTTGGAAGTTTAAGGTAGCAAAATTTAACCTTTTCTCCATTTTGTATGAGAGAATATTTATTTGTTAGTTTTGCTTCTTTTATATAATGATTGAAAAGAAGTGCCCCACGAACAGCAATCGGAGTTTTGGATGCATAGATATTCGAAGAACACTGATACTTACGAACATCAGATGCTGTTCTTGGAAAAGAAATTTGCTCTGGTGGAAGTTTTTCAAATTCTGAACGAGCATTATCAATGAATTTAATTACATCATCTTCGGTGCCGTTCATCATTAATTTGAGAGCATCTTTAATCATCTTACGGCAGGGAGCAGGAGTAGAAGATTTAACTGCCTCAATTCCTGTTATTTTGAGTTTAGGTTCTTTATAACGAACACCTTCACTATCCCAGACATTTAGAATATATCTCTTTTTAGCAGTCCAGATTCCACGATCAGCAATATTCTCGCGTTTCATTTGCATCTTTTGTGCATAGGCATTCACATAGTCCGCCAATTCTTGATAAGAACTTTCAATATACTTTTCAAGTTTTGCCTCACAGATCTTATCAAGGAACGAAACAATTCCTTCAGTAGTTTTCTCTTTTCCTTTGTATATAGTATCAACCAAAGGACCCATATTAAGATAGATAGAATCAGTATCAGAAGCAATAACATAATCTACATTTTTAGTCTTAAGTAGTTTATTGAGATAGACATTCATCTTACTCTCAATCCAACGAATTGCAACCTGCCCAGAAAAAGTGATTGCTTCTGCATTTGCTAGTTTATAATACCTGAAGTATTCACTACCACAAGCACCATAAGCAGAATTGAGAGCAATCTTTTTAGACATCTGAATATTGTTACATCTAGATATTTCTTTATCTAATTCCTTCGTTGGAGTTTTTTCATATTTCTTTTTAGCAGAAATCATCTTCTTCTTATATACCACACGATCATTATACATTTTCTCCATTAGTTCAGGAAGAAACCCACGAACATCTTTGCGATACATTGATCCGTTCGCACATATACAATAATCTTTATACTCAGAAAAATCGAGTTGTTTATTAAGTATTTTATCTACGGTTACACTTGGATGACGTTTTTCTAATAATGTCTCTGGCGAAACATTAAACATCATAATCAAATGCGGGTATAGTGAGTTAAGGTCAAAATTAACAACCCAATCATATATACCAGGAACAGGTTCCTTAACATATGCGCCAGCAAACTTATCACTTTTAGAAGATTTTTCTTTCTGTGGTATTACTATATTTCGTTTTTTGAGATAATTGTAAATAATAGTATCCCACATACGAACCTGTGAAAATACATCAACATAATTTGCCTTCGCATCATATGCCATCGTAATTGCAAGCTCAATTAGTTTCATCTTGTCTTCTAAACGATCAACAAGTTCTACGTCTTTGATGTTATATTCTACAAACTTCTGCCAACCTTTTGTATAGAAGTCCTTAAATGTATCAAACTCCGAGTGATCTAGTTTTTTCTGCCCGAGTTCAACATCAGCAATATGATCCAGCCTATAAGATTCTTGATTAGAAGTTGCAGGAGACCATTTATAAAGTCTCAAATAATCAAGTTGAGAAATTCCTCCAATATCATAAGAAATATTTTTACGCCCCAAAACATAAGTCTCACTCTCAGTCACAAGTCCCCAAGGAGATATTCTCTTCATTAATTTTTCACCTAAAATTGTATCAAGGCGTCTAATTAAGTAAGGAATATCATATAATTCACTGTTCCAACCAGTAATAACTTCAGGAGTATTACTCTCAATCATCCACCAGTGAATAAAAGCATTCAACAGATCATATTCACTCGAAAAAGAACGATATGTTACATTACTCTGTTGATTATTAAATTTACCCAAACCCCAAGTATCAATTTTTTTAGTTGTATAATCTTGTAGAGTAATCAATAATATTTCTTCGGCAGCATTTTCTACATCCGGAAATCCATTTTCCGATGCCACCTCAATATCAATCGTAGTAAGTTTTATCTTATTAACATCAAATTTAATCTCTTCTTCTGGATATTTTTCTGATATGTATTGATAGATGTAATAAGAGTTTCCAAATATTTTAAAATTATCAACTCCTTGATATCTCTTAATAAAATCTCGACATTCTTTTACCGAACCTGGTTGAATTGCCTCTACATATTCACCACTCAAAGTTTTGTATTCTGTTTCTTTTTTAGATGAGACAAAAAGAGTCGGAGAAAACTTCTCACGGGTTATGAAATGTTTCCCATTTTCATAACCACGAATTAGAAAATGATCTCCGATCATCTGGACGTTCGTATAAAATCTTTCGGACATTATGAAGTTAGTTCAAGATACTTTTCAATAATTTCTGGAGTTGGGTCAACAATAGTAAGAATACTATTAGAATGAATCATCAATTCAGATTGATTTGTAATTTCAGGCCAGGGTTTCATAGTATCCACATCAAAAAACTCATATGGATTGATCAGTTTGCAATCGGGTTCTCCAAGCTCAGATCCAACCTCAATAATTTCCGTAATTAGTACAGTATCAACCTTCAGTAGAAGGCACTTCACATTTCGTTCCATTTACTTTTTCCTCGTATAATTGGGTAATAGATTTAACTGGTTCAACAATAGTCACAATCCAATCTGGGCGTACAGGTATTTCATTATCACTTGTAAAAAGAATCCAAGAAGAAAATGTGATACTGACCATACCATCATCAGTCTCTGATGGTTCTTCAGTAAGAAAAACTGAATTATTAACTTTCATTTTATGTGGATTTTTAAATAAATACCCACAAACTTTATCATCTGATATTAATTCCTTAATGTCTGCAATTACAGATTCTCCAGATTTCAATAAAGCAATTTTTACGGACATAATACTCCCATACCTCAGTTAATTATAGCATAAAAAAAAGGGAGGTGCAACTGGATTTTACCAGTTACCTCCCTGCAGCAACGATAGTTTAGCTCACTATTATTTATAGGTAATCTTTTCTCTTATGCGATTCTGGAACGATTCTTCCCAAAATTACTGTAAGTAATCCATCCTCAAAATTTACAGAAGTGACTTCTGTATCATCAGCAAGAGTCCAGGTTCTAGTAAAACTTCTTTGTGCTAAACCTTTATGTCTATAATTTGTTTCAGTTTCTTTATCTTCTTTTTGCCCTTCAATAAAAAGTTTTCCATCTTGTGTATAAACAAGAACTTCTTTTTTAGAAAATCCGGCAAGTGCGAGTTCTAACCGTGACTCTACACTACTGATTTGAACTAAATTATATGGAGGATAATTTGAAGTTGTTTCATGAAGATTTAATAAACGATCAAAATATTCGTCCATTCCAATACTATTACGAGTAATCCTATCCATGAGGGTAGGAAGGTCGGCAGATGTGTACCTAGAAAAATTAGTCATTTTTGCTCCTTAAAAAGCGAGATTTGATTGTGCGAACCCTTACGGCATTCACAATACTAATTATAACAGAAAGCATAAAAAAAGGGAGTGTGGAACTCCCTA